TGCAATGCTGTTACCTGCGTTGACACCGAATCGGACGTTAGAGGTTCCTAGCGTTGGGGTGCTGAGTGAGCCGTCTGCGGCTATAACAAACTTACTAGCAAAACTTGCCCCTGATGTTTGGAACACCATCGCCCCCGCATCAACGCCGATAAAACCAGAAGTTCCATCATCATCTTTAATCTGAATATAAGCTGGGCCATCTGTTGCTTCAAATACAGCAACATTTCCTGTGCCATTAACTTGTAATTCAGCGTTGGCTGTGACTAGGCCAGTAAAAGTAGCCGCACCTGCCGCTGACATATCAAGGGTGAGGGCTGTGATTACACTACCACCATCGTTTCCTTTGAACTTTATGTCATAATCTTGCTGGGAAGAGGCAATGTTTAAATCGCCATTTTCAAGACCTAACCTACCCATAGCTGTTCCACCGTCTCTCAGGTTTATATCAGCACCATCTGCATCAAGGTTAATATCCCCTGCAACGTCTAGAGTAAAGTCACCAGAACTTAAAGCAAGGGTAGTCCCATCAAGCGTGAAGTTATCTACTGTTAGGGAATCTGCAGCCACTAAGCCAGTAACGTCTATGCCTGTGGATGTGGTGGCTATTTTCTTTGCACTGTCGTAGTAAAGCTCTACGGCTCCGTTAGTAATAAATCTTCCAGAGTATTCGGAAGTATCATCACTTAATATGCGAACTTCATTACCATTTAATATTAAATTTCCTGTCCCATTATCTGCTATATGGCTATTAGTGCCATCATGATAAATCTGTAAATCATTACCTGCGCCGAAGAGGGCCTTAGCATTGTCAGGCATTGTAATCCCGCTAGTATGAACAGTAGCGGCAGTCGTAGTTAGAACGCCTGTAACAAGGGCAGTGGTCGCCATGTTTACAGCGCCATCAATGTCCACGACATCAAGGTTAGTTGTACCGTCAACATCAATGTCGCCAGAGATGTCTAGGCTTGCGAAGACTGAAGTGCCTGTGGCTGTTACAGTACCGCCGACCGTAATGCCTGTGGAGGTAGTGGCTAGTTTGTCACTTCCGTTGTGGTAAAGTATGGACGCACCATCTGCTTGAAAGTAAGCATAAGTCTCGTTTGCTGTAGACTTAAAATCTATGTTTGTGCCTTTTAATCGTAAATCTCCTGAACCTATTTCTTCAATAACACTTGTTGAACCATCATGATAAATCTGTAAATCATCACTAGCACCGAACGTAGCTTTGTCGTTATCACCCAGAGCTATGCCGCCGTTGGCTGTGATTTCTCCTGCAACAGCAAGCGTTGAAGCCATATCGACAGCGCCATCAATGTCAACGACATCTAGGTTAGTAGTACCATCTACATCTACGTTACCGGAGATATCAAGGCTTGTGCCTGTTAATACACCTGTAACAGTAAGGGTAGAAGCCATATCTACAGCACCGTCAATGTCTACTACATCTAGATTAGTAACACCATCAATATCAACGTTGCCAGATATGTCTAAGCTTGTACCTGTTAATACACCTGTAACACCTAGTGTACCTGCTACGGTTGCATTTACATCTACAGTTAGTGTATCTATATGAGCAGTACCATCTAAATAAAGGTCACGCCACTCTTGTCCAGAGCTTCCAAGGTCAAAATTACTATCAGTATTAGGAATAATATTACTGTTTACATCAGCACCAAATACAACATTATCGCTTGCAGCATCACCTAAAGTAAGAGTACCGCCGTTGAATGTTGTAGTACCTGTAACAACAAGAGTTCCACCAACAGTAGTATTACCTGTAATAGCTAATGTACCACCGACAGTTGTGTTTCCAGTAACACCTAGTGTACCTGCAATCGTGGCATTAGCATCTACATCTAGTGTATCTATATGAGCAGTGCCATCAAGAAATAAGTCTTTAAACTCTAGTGAGCTAGTACCTAAGTCAATATCTGAATCAGTAACAGGAACAATAGCTCCATCTTGGATGCGTATCTGTTCAACTGAGGAACTGCTTACCTGAACAAAGAAGCCCCATCTGTTATTAGTGCTATCTACAACAACCTTATTAAGAAAGTCTATGTCACCTATCTTAGGAATGTTACCGCCTTGACCGGAAGTACCATCATGTTTATGTCCGGTAGAGCTGTCACTGCTTGCTGAGTAAGCTAAAGCATTTACTACTTGGTTAAATTCATTATTAAATAAAGACGCTGTAATTGTATCGCCGTCATCAAATGAACTTTGTCGTGTGTAATTCTGGGCCATTAATTTATCTCCTGCCTGATGGCATGTAATCTACATAAATACCGTTTACAGCATAAGCGGGTCTTTGGTCGTTACTTGAAACTCTAAAGCTGCATGTGTTTCCAGAGCCTTCTACTGTAATTCTTTCCATTGGATCGGAGGTGGCTCCGAAAGTTATTGAACCAAGTACTGCTGTACCAAAGATAGCAGGAAGAGAAATACCTGTTACTAGAAAAGGTTCGGGTTGAGGTACGTTAGGGTCTTCGTAATCATACCTAACTCTGAAGCTAGGTCTAACTTCCCCTTCAGGGCTAAAAGAAACTCTAGCATATTTAACAGTTTTTCTAGTCCCTACGTCTCCAAAATCAAAGTCTGGGGTTTGATAAACTGATGCAATGTTTGTTGCTTCACCAGCATTGAAAAAAGAAGTACCTACTGCGTGGTTATAGATAAAACCATCTTTGTCTCCATGCAGAACCTTTTCTACTCCGTTTACGGCTAGATCAGATACCATTCCTAAAGCTTGGATTCCTAGTGTTTCTGACCAAGAAAAGCCCTCAGAAGTTAGAGTACCTATAACACCTTTGGCTACTGATGGGCTTTCAGTATTTGTACTATAGAATAATCTATATTGAGACTTACTTCTTAGAACACCGCTAGTTAGAATAAAATTAGAGTTAGCGGCAATATCTTTAATAATAGACTGTATCTGCCTACTGACGGAGCCTAGCTCTACGTCACCTATTCTGGCTGTACCTGCAACAGTCCGTACACCATCTGGTGCAAGAAACAGAATATCACCGCCTACTTCTTGAATGCTTCCACTGTGTAGACATCCTACGTTGGTGGTAATAGGTGTAACAGCTATGTTGTTGTTATTAATGTTAGATAGCTTGTGAATGCTGTTTCTACCAAAGATGATTAAGTCACCTCGAAAACTCGCAAGCCCTACTACAGCATCAGAGATTACAATAGCCCCTGAACCACTACTGCTGAAGCTATCAATATCATTTGTACCACTATAGTAGACGGTGTTCCTAGATGTAGAAGCTCCTGCAACTATTAAGTGTTGATCATGTATAACAGCCTGTGAAGGGCCTGTAGTACCACTAACTGTTATTTCTTTAGCAAAGAATGTACGGCTGTTTAATCCGCTTGTTCCTGTCATCTGAAATAAGAAAGGTTCGTTAACGCCATCGCAGATAACAAGCTCACCATAGTCTGAACTACCTTCATAAAGAGCAAAAGTACATCTTCCTTGGCTGGCTCTTGTGGCAACTGAACGACCTGTAAAAGCTGAGTAACTATCTCCACCTGACGCTACAGACGCTTTATTTAACTGTAACCAAGTATCTTCACCGTCTATACTAAAAAAGATATCAGTACCTGAACAGATAACAACGCCGTCAGCGTATACAGCCATACCTAGTATAGTGTTAGATCCATTAGGTTTGGTATCTCCGAAAGGCGTAAAGCCATCTATACGTCTGTAACCACCATCAGGATCTACCTCAAAGTTTCGTAGGCGTGTAGCAGCCCCCGGATTCTGAAGCATCTCAAGCTGGTTTAGGTTTACATTTAAACCGCCTTTACAAGAATATCCCCAAGGTTGCGACATTAAACGAATCTCATTCTATCGTCTTTAAAGTAACCCGGAGTTGGTTCCATAAGGTGAAGTCTCATAAGCTTTAAACCTCGTTTATAATCGTCCATAGCGAATGCAGCAGCTTGTGTGTTTTCTTTAAACTGATGCATAAAGTATCTAGCTCTTGCTAAAAGGACAGGTTTATAAACATCTGGAAATACAATAGCATCTCCAAAAGCGTCTAACTCTGTAGGGAGGGTATAGGCATAAAACCAAATACGATATACTTTATCTGGAATAGGACTTACTCCGAATTTACGGCTGTCAGGGCTTCTTAGAATTCTACCGGGGACACCATACTGTTGAGTGTCAGCATCATCTTTGTTTTCAGAAACTCTGTAGAAGTCTTTCCACTCTTCTGTTGTAGTAAACTTTAAGTTACGAACAGTGTAAGGTGCTGCTTCACCTGTTACGCCTACAGTTGAAAGCAGGAAATGATCCCAATCAATGTAACCATAATCAGTAGTCATATTAGAAGATGAGGGCTTAAGCTCGTACCAACGTGTACCAGCTACAGTCTCAACATAGGTGTTACCGTACATAGGATCAGTATCTCCGCTTTCACCTTGAGCTAAGAAAGGCCACTGAGGTTCTTCATTAACAATATCAAGGTATGCTCTGTTGATACAGTCTTTAGCATGTTGCTGAACACCGATAGCCGCTGCAAAAGTAGAAGAGGTCAAAGCAACTTCATTTAATTCTCGCAGTAATTCATTTGTTAATGTAATGAATGTTGCCATTGTTTACTTCCCTGCCTTTGCCTTAGATTTCTTAGATAAGTCTTTCTTATGGAATAATTTCACGCTTGTTTTACCGTGTGTTTTTCCTGTGTGCAAAGAACCGTCAGGCATCTTATGAGTATTACCTTTGTACTCAGTACCATCCTTTTTAAAGTGCGGTACACCTTTCACTTAGAAGATACGCTGTTGTTCCTACCTGCTTTGGCAGAACACATTTCTTCCATTGCAGAAATACTAGCGTTACCTTTAGACATCATCATACCGCCTTTCATTTTAGGAGTACGCATCTGCTCATCCATCATACTTTTATTCTTCATGTCCATAGGTGAAATATTAGTACCGTATCCACCGCCCATATAACCTTGTCTTTTATTCATGAGTCTTGCTCCGTTGAAAAAGTTTTACTAAGTGCTCTGTCGCTTTTCTGGTCAGAGCTTTTATTAAAAATCTTATCATAGTTTTCTTGATACTTGGCTCTGTCAAAGCCCTTACGAAAGCGGCTTTCTTTAGATACAATCGCTTTCCTAAAAACTACAGGGTTATTTTCACTTCCAATGGTTGCCATATTCTGTACCTTTATAAATTAAAGGATCGGGGGCCTTTTACAGCCCCCTTACCAATTAGTCTACGCCGTAGAAGGCTGATACCATCGCGTCACCACGAAGTACCTTAGCGCCATATACATGAAGACCACGTACAATATCACCAAAGCTATCTGGGTCACGGATGACCTCAGTGCTAGTGATAGTCTGAGCAGTAGCAGTAGCTGACATGTGACCAGCAAGACACTTACCAGCAGCATTAGATGCAGCAGCAATGTTGTTAGTCTTATACATATCAAAGCCACGTAGCTTACCAGAGCTTACCAAACCATTACGGATTGAACCCTGTCCTGCATTGTAATCCACTGACAGAAGCTTAGAAGAGCTTTGTACTAGGATTTCATAGAACTCAGGAGATGCCAAGAACCAGCGACCTTCTTCAGGTACGTTCTGTTCGTCAAGAAGACGAGCCATACGAGAAAGAACATCAATAGGATCATGCTCTGAAGAGCCGAAACCGATATCCAAGTTACCAGTACCGTCGAAAGTACCAGCAGCAAGGTCAGTTGCATTGTCAGAACCAAGAATATGGTTAGGACTAGAGGCAGAAACACCAGCGAACATTGAAGCAATAACACCTGTATCAAAAGCATCACGCAGAGCGTAAGCAGCTGAAGAAGTGGCTACGTCACGGAAGTTTACATGTGACATGTTTGTTTCAATATCATCAACAATGAACTTGAATGCGTTAGCAGTATCAATAACAAGAGTAACTTCTTGGTCGGTCAAAGCTGTCTTTGTTACGTCTGCGCCACGCTCATACTGGTAAACAGTAATTTCGGGTTCTTTGATGATTCGTACACTATCACCGAATGCTGCAATTTCACCAGCATAATCCGTGTTCGTAATAGCTTCTGCTACTGACGACTTACGGAAAAAGTTTAGTACTTGTTTTGAATATACTTTTGGTAGGAAAAACGAGTTAGTTTGTCCTGCTACAGAATTACCAAAGTTACCATTGGTGTCTGTACCTTGCTCAAATAGAGCGTCTGATTGGTTAAAAGCCATTTAAAATTACTCCTTAAAGTAGAAAGATTATCATCTACGAACCCTTCCCTCGATCATGGCTAGGTTGATTTCTTGTTCATACCTATCAAACTGATCAATGGACATTTTCGCTATTTCGCCCTCTGTCCAAATCCTAGCTTCTTTAGAATCTACATTTGTTGTTTTAGTAGATACTATGTCAGCAGCAGAGCCTTGACTTTGCTTTCGATTTGAACGTTTCTTTTGAGTAGTTTGTCCTTTACCTGTATCTAACTTATAAAGATCTAACGCTTTAATTGCTAAACCAACATCATCAGGATTGTCATAAATCCAAGCCTGAATCTGATTCGGTTGATCTTTCGCCCAGTCGTGAAAGTTATCGTCACCTCTGATTGTGTCAAAGTCTGGATGCCTTTCTTGTAGAGCCGTTTCAGCTTCTCTTGCTGCAATCTGTGCTTCTCTGCCTTCAATGACAGAAAGTTTAGAACGCAACGTTTCCACTTCTTGTTGGCTACGCATATGAGCTACAGTTTCTACCGTATCATACAGATCAGGATACTCTTCTCTAAAACGATCTAAGTCCTCTTGAGACTTTGGAGCTTCGTACACAGGTTCAGACGCTTGAGTCTGTTCCAACATGTCCTGCTCTTTTCGTTTAAATTCGTTAAGTTTCTGATCATAATGTTTCTTTAGGTCGTCGTAACGCTTCTTATAGTTAGTACTGGGTTGGCCTTCATCATCATCAGAAGGGGCCTTTTTATTACGGGTAGCCTTCTGTTGTTGAGGTTCGTTATCTTCTTCATAATATAAGCTTTCACCTGCATTTTGAGAAGTCTTTGAAGACCCCTGCTTGTGCCACGCTTTACGCGCATTATATGGATTGGATACTTCTTCCTCTTCGTGTGCCTGTTCGGACATTCTACTCTCCTTTCTACGGGGCTTGTTTCTTTCAAGGTAGCCTATTTCAAACGTCTTTAGAAATGGGTGCTTGTACTACAAGGTAGCCGTACTTATTTTATTTTATTAGCGGTTTCCCATAAGGCTAGGCATCCGATTAGCTCTTAACATAGATTTCTCTACAGCATCATCTTCCTCTTGCATAGGCATTCCATAAGGATCACCTAGCAAACCTCCTTGGGCGTAACCCGCCAGACCTCCACTAGCTTTTCGTTCAGCATCATCCATCATTACTTGAAGATTATCTGCGCCGATCTCACTAGTAGCTTCTTCAGTGACCACAAACTCTCCATCGCTTAATCGCGCAGGAATAGAATCTGATACACCTGTTCCGGGGCCTTCAACTTCTCCAGCCCCAGAAAACTCTGATGCAGTCGTTATGACTTTATCAAAGATTTCACTAAGCATTGAATCTGATTCCAATACTCCTATTAAATACTCTTGTTCTGTTTCGTCTAAAGACTGACCTAGCACTTCCTCTAGATAAGCTCCTTCCATTTCATCATCAGGGAGCTGCTCTTCTGAAGCTGTTGCCTGTTCTTCTGGTGTAAAAGTGTCTACAGGTTCTTCAGGAGGCATCATAGACTCTTCTTCTTCTAGAGCCATCTCAGGTGGTACAAGCATTGAACCGCCTTCTGCATATTTTTTCTTATTCATCATACTTTCTCTCCAATTCTGATTTTACAATGTCTTTCAGCTGCTCTAGTTTACCCAGAGAACTCAGCTTCCCCTGACTGCGGAACAGCTCCAGTTCCGATGTTGCCACCGCCAGTACCTGTTGCTCCAAGGTCTTGAGGCTGTTCAGGTACTCCTTCAGCGGGAGCCACATCTCCGGGTTGTTCACCAGCGGGGCCAGCTTCCGGGCCAGTTGCTTGTCCAACATTGTTTTGCATCCCTATAATTTGAGCCATCAGTGCCGCTTCTTCTGGATTGTTGATCAGTTCGTCTGGATCAAGGTCAAGACTGTAAGCTAGTTCACTAATAAGCTTGTTCATTTTAATAAAAGGCGCTATAGCAGGGTTTTGAGCAGTCTGTAAGAACATAGTAAGACGTTGACTACGTACTTCTTTCTGCATAAGGCTATTAGTACCTGTTGCTTTTACTTCTAAGTCCCCTTTAACGTTTAACTTAGACTCTAGGAACTGCATATTCCACTGGAAGTAAGACTCACCCATTGGTTTTAGCAAGAAATCATCAAGATTCTTAATGACTGTCTTAATATTAAGAGATGCAGCACCCAGTAGCATAGACATACCAGATGCAGTACGCGTCATACTCTGTACACCTGTCTGACCGTGCGAATAACTAGGAATACCTGTCTGTTCATCAGCTAACTGACGGAACTTATCAAACATCATCATGTTTTCTTGTGAAGTATTAGGGAATTTCAAGCCGTTAATAGCTGTTCCGGGCATACCTGCTTGTCTTCTAAAGACTTTACCGGGGTAAATCTCCATACTCTGACCGCCTACTAAGGCTGTTTCGTCTACATCAAAGACAAGAGATCCTGAAAGAGCTAGATTGTCAATAGCCATACGCGCATGACCGTTCATGATCCTCTGAGAGTCATCCATGTTCTCTGCTACACCAATACCAAAGAAACTATAAGGGTTACGTTCGTAAGGGAAAGCGTGATAAGGAAGTCTAAAGGGTGTAAAAGGATTGATAACTGCTCGTAGCATCTGTCCATTACAAATCCAAGCATTTACTTGTACTTCGTCTAGATCATCTACTTCCTCAGGTATATCCATACCGACTTCACGGGCGTACTCAGCATCAATAACGCCCCAGTACTCTAGTACCTCAAACTGACCACCGCCTTCTTCACTAGTACGGTGATCATCTTTAAGCTCTTGCTCATAATCTTTTTCTTCGTAGTTAGGGCCTAAAGCAAGAGCCTGTCTAATAGCATCTTTATCGAAGTAAGGCATTCTAGCGAGCGAACGTATCTTAGTACGGTTCATCCTGTGACGATGAAAAACGTACTCTGCTTCGTTTATGTTAGTAGCGTTAGGATCTGGGAAAAAGTCCCATATACTTACAAACTCAATACGAGGGACACGTACATCAACAGGTTTATGTGTTCTGTTTCCTTCGTCATCCTCTTCCCAACGGTTTAAAGTTTTGTTGAAGTTGAAAGGGCCTTTGACAATACCTGTTCCAAAAAGAGCCGACTCGAAAAGCGCGTTACGTATTTCACTAGCACCGTTAGACTCTTCAATTTGATCGTGTATAAGCTTCTCTAAACGTCTTGCAGCCTCTTTAGCAGGGCTGACCTGTATGCTTTCAGCTGTTATAGCAGGGCCTTCAGTAAGCTTCTCTGCTCCTAGTACTTCAAGAGGAACATCAGCAAAAGTACCTGAACCATAAGTAGCTCCTGCCTTTAGTACTTTACCGTCACCAGAAAAACCAACATCAAAAGGATTCTCTTCTTCCTCTTCTTTGTCTTCTTTCTTTTCGGTAGTCGTTTCTAGACCCGGTAAAGGGTTCTGAGGATCTAGATGAGCATACTCGCTAATACCTTCTGGTACTTTTGTTTCAGCAACACCAATAGGAAACTTGTTACCACCGAATATAACATCAACAAGCTGTCCGAAGGCTGCTAGAACTTTAGTCTTTGTAACTTTGACGAAAACTCTAGACTTCTCTGATTCACGGAAACGGACGTTCTTACCGTACAGACCACGATAGTTGTGGTAAGCAGTAAGCCATCTTTGCTCGTCCAAGTCTCTAGCACTTTCAGCCTGTTCGTAACGATCCATAAGAAGACCAACGAAATTAATACGCAGTGACTCTTCTAGCGTAAGCTGGAGGCCGTCTTCGTCTTCGACTTCTTCAAAATATAAGCCGTTAGATGTAAGGCTGTTGTCTGAACTCATTTATTTTCCTTAGCAAACCATAAACTCTGTTGCAATGTTGTAGTTAAAAATACACAGAGTCCTGTTGAGTTAACAGAACCCTGCGTTAACTAGCTCTATAGTTCTTGGAACCTAGCGATATAAGTAACAGTCGTAGCAGCAGTTGCCAAGTCAGCACCAATAGGTCGCAGAGTAACAAAGATATTACGTGCTGCTGCACTGTACAAAGCTGCTGCAATTACAATAGCTTCTGTAGTGGCTGGGCCACCTTTAGGGCCAACACCTGTGGTAGCAAACTGGTTGGCTGCTTTACCACTAGCATTTGAAATGATATTCAAAGGCACGTTAG